GTTAGAATTACCTCGCATTGGGAACCTCTGGGAAGAACCTAGACCCCCCCCCTATGCCATGCCACTGCACCCAGATGCCATTCGATGTCATTGACTGCTTCTTCCATCTCTTTGAAAGTATTTCATCCCATTGGTCTGCTGACCTGAGTGTTAGGTGGAGTCTCTCGCCTATCAGTTGACCGCATGAGTCAGGTTGCAATGCGATCTGAAAGAATATTTGTTCGCCGATCACTCGTTGTATGTTGTCGAGTGTCTTGTCGATCATGGACTCTGGTATGTGTTCCATGACATCACAGCAGTAGCCGAGGTCTGCATATAGATCATCAGGCAATGACCATAGGCATGACTCGATGAATGGTAGCTGCCTTGTCTCTACTGCTGCCGGCACAAAGTCTACGAGCGTCACGTCATAGCCTATCGATGCGAACACGTCTCCTGCTCTACCTGTACCGCATCCGAGGTCGATCAGTGTCTTGGTTGATGTTAGTGCGAATAGTTTATGTGCGATCAGTGCTGACTCTTTGCCCGGCGAGTATTGTCTGTACTCATCCATTGACCAGATGCGTTCGTACTTAGACCGCTCTATATCTTCCAACATTATCGACGCCTCGTTGCTACAGCCATCTTGAATGCCTTCTCAAAGTTTATGGGGAAGTTCTTCTTAGTGAATCGTTCGCTCAATCCGTAGAAGTCATACCGCTGTTTGTAAACTGGCTGATCGACAAAGATCAATCGTCGAGCAATCCGTTTGCCTTTGCGTTCAAAGATACCTTTGTCTTTGATTGCAAAGAATGTTGTTCTTGCTTTCTTCTGACGCTGTGAACCTTTCTTCAGGTTCTGATCACCAGCCGCTTGAACTGATGATAGCATCTGACGATAGTATCCACCCGTTAGATTGCCAGCCGAGTTCAATCGTGTTGTATTTGATGGCACAGTAAACTTATCCGCTCCCATCAATCCATAACTTCTTAATGCCAGTTCATGCCTCTTTGCTCTACGAGGCCCACCTTTGATGTTTGGCATAAGATATTTGAAAGCTGGTGTGCCTTTACCAGCAAACTCTTTGAAATAAACTTCTGATCTCAAATCTTGTTTAGTCGAACGACGATGATCTAATGCGTTCAAAGTATATGGAACAGGATTACTGAATACGTTCTTCATCTCTTGAATCTGACGTTTCTTCAAATCAATAGCCGTTTGAGTCAAAGCAAGAGCAGTCGCAAATGGTATCTCTCTTTTGAAATTACCGACACGCTTCACAACATCATTTATGTTTGATCTGACATCAAATCTCATGGCTTAACCATTCTTTAACTGATTGACCGTATGATCATACCATCAACAATCGGAGTTAGCAAAATGCGTAATGCAATCGAATTTATCATTGAAGGTGTCGGATTCATGCTTTGCTGTGCAACCATATTCGGTCTGTACATCATCTTTTAAGTTAAAATTAAACAACATCAAACTCATCGCTGCGATGGTAAACAGTACCATCATCATCGATTTGCTCGTCCTTCTCTCTCAATGAAAGCGACAAGAACGGTTTCCCATCCTTGCCTGTCTTCCACCAGCCACTGATCCAGTATGCGATACCATCTACATTCACGCTTCCGCGATAATCTGGGTATTTGGGTTGCGTCTTATTCTCGTTGATATTGAGATGGCCTGAGTTCATAAATGGCACAGTGTGATCCTTAAAATGGCATATCGTCGTCATCATAGTTTGACGTTGGTTTTGCTTGTTTTGGCTTAGATGCCTGTTCTTCTTCGATCTGGTAGTTCATCGACAAGAATGACTCGCCATCCTTGTGCTTTATCCAAGCTGAAATCCAATATTTCTTGCCTTCGATGGTAACTGACCCGCGATAATCTGGATGCTTGTCTTGCTCTTTACGCTTGTTTTTGCTGATAGAGCCGCGATTGTCGTTGTTCATTTGTCATTCCTTTCATTCGATGAGCCGATATAATACGATAATTGTTGAAATTTATCTAGCATCCGTTGCCTTTGCTCCTCAGTCATTTTGACAGGCTGCTCTACTTTTCGCGGCAGTGCAATAATTGTAGGATCAACATAAGTCTTGCAGAACTGCCTCATCTCGGCAATCGACGGCATAAACTTCGATGTCGCAATCAATCCAACCTTCGGGTCACATATTGCTCTCAAAGCGGCAACCGAGAAATCCTCAAGACCTGTTGCCGCTAACTTTGTAAACAATTCACGATCAACCTTGTTGTCGTGGTAGGCTGATAACATTAGCGATACTGCCTGTAATGCTTGTGTTCTGTTGGTCATCTTCAAACTCCCTAATTAATCTACGTCCCATCTCAATTGCAGTTTCTTTGCTCTGCGGTCGCGTCACCCTCTGCTCGGATGCCCTTCTAACCCAGTTTCTCCATGTTGCCGACCAGTTTGCTTTCCGACCTTTAACGCCCGGCTGTGCGACCCAGTAGTCTCGGAATATTTCTGCGTTCTTGATCCAATCAACACCTGTCTGATTTGCAAATTCAATATCCTCATTCGATGGATTCCAATCGTTTGGCAATCGCGTAGCGAGTGCAGTTCGCTTATAGTTATTATCTTCTTGTTTTATATGGTTATGGTTCTGGTTCTGGTTAGCATTGCTTATGGATTGCTCAGGCAATGCACAAGCATCGTCTGCATCTAATGATTTCAATGAATTAGCATCTTGGTTGGTGTTCCATCTTTTCTCTGAGGCTAATCTCATCTTTTCACTTTTCAAACCGATTTTAGATAACTCACGATCAATTCGTTTGTTCTTTCCATCGGGGAAAAACTCCATAATCGTCGGCCCGTGATTGTTCCATTGCTTCATCGTCATCCGCGAAATTCGAGATAATTTTACCTCGTCGTTTGGGATTGAACCTGTTCTCCAATAGTGTGAAATGAGCAGTAAATAGCCACCATGTTCGATGGCTGTAAGGTGCTGAGTGTCACCTAAATAATCGCCCCAGTAAATCGGCATATAAGGTATGGACATGGTTCGATCCTAAGTTGAAGCTAGGATCGAAAAGCAGTATATGTAAACTGCCTATCGACCATCGCCGCACACGGTGGTCACAAGAAGCCGTCCGGTTGGTAGCTGGGCGGCTTCAACATTTAGATTACACCTTTTCTGAAGATGTTAACAGCCTATTTTTTTTGTTCTTATTTGGCTTTGGCCCACCAAACATAATCTCTTTGTGTCGACGAATAGCAAATAAAACAGTCGTATGATCCCGACCGCCGAGCAACCGCCCAATTTGAGGTAAACTGTATGATGTTTCCTCTCTGAGCCGATAGCAAATCTCTTGCCGACAAGTTACCAGTTCGAAATTTCGACACTCGGAAGCAACATGAATGTATTTGATCTGATGCTTTATCAGGCACTCGGCAATGATCCGCTTTGGAATTGGTGGAACATTGCAACCCTTCATCCAAGGCTTTGCAGACCGCCAGAAAGCCTGTTCTTCATCGTCGCTAGGTGGTCGCGTTGCAACCATCAAAATGTCCCTGATGCGTTGCTCTAGCTTCTCCTCTGGCGTCTTTATGTTAACAACAACGATGGCTTGTGGTGTTGGCTTCTCAAGTCGGTTGATATCCTGTGAAGCTGCAAGGATTCGTGCTTTTCTCGCCTTAGCTTCCAGATGAATCTGATAAGCTAGTGAATTCTGTGATTGTGACTGTAATTGCATTACCTGTTCCGTTCCATTCTGCGGTTATTTTTTGACATAAACTATCATCCTCGACACACCCTGCATCTACAATGAGATCATTCAACGGCTTGAGAAGATTGTCTATATCCCTTTTTCTTTTGTTTGGTCTTTGTATTGAGTAGTGGATTTCATAAGCACCTTTGATCGGTTGCCCCTTGTCTTTTTGTGTTTTTATTAACCAAGTGTTTTCAAGTAGATATTGCCGATATTCTGCTGATTTTATCACTCCACGATTCGGAACCGCTCGATATAAACGATTCGCAGATGGTGGATAGTAAACCCAAAATTTCATTGATCACCTGATTAAAGTGCCACTAAGTGTGCAGACCTAGTGGCACTCGTTCTGGGAGGAACCCTCAGATAACACCACGATTGCGATGCTCACGCAACATGATTTGCATTAAATCTTCAGCCGTAAGTTCAAAACCAAGTTCTTCAGCAATCTTTATAACTGCTTTCCAATGCCTTAGCATAATGCGACCAGTGACCGCCCATTGTGAAACCGCACCTTGTGTGAGTCCGATCTTTTTAGCGACAGCCGTTTGGCTTCCGAGATGCTGTATAAGTTCGCGAACCGATTTAATTTCAATTTTCATCTTACAAAATCCTTATGAATGAACACGGTATGAAAGCAGTTATTGCCTCGTTCTGGATATTTCACTGTCCGATTTGTCATCGCGATTAAATGCAAATCTTCGAGCCGCGAGCGGATGCTTCTATAAGTGCTTGTCTGACAATCAAACTGACGACTCAGATCAATGTCTGTGAAGCCTTGATAACCCATGTCGTAAGCGTATTCGAGAACTTCGATTGCCTTTTCAGTCAGCTTAGGATGAACCGATAAAGCTGCTTCGATTGATGTCTTCTTGGCTTGATGAGGAAACATCACTCTTTGTTGGATATTCATTACGTTTTGAAGTGCATCTGTAAATTTCACCGCTATCTCCTGTTTTTTTTGTTTCAGTAATTTTTTCTACTTTACAAATCTTTTTTTGTAAACTAATATTTTTTAGTAAATAAAAGAAAGGTAAAAAATGATCACATATAACGATTTAATAAACGAACTTTCAGAAATTACTGATTTAGCAACAAAATATGTCACTAACTCAAAAAAAAATAATGCGATAAAATTGCTCGAGAAAATAGAGCAAATTAACATTATGCTTAATAAACTTTGGGAAAAAGAAACGGAGGAAGAAAATGACAGACAAGAACAAACTCATTGAGGCTCTATACCTCGTACAAAGTACAATGAAAGGTGTAGTTCGTGATTCAAGTAACCCGCATTTTAAAAACAGATACGCAAGTCTAGAGGCTGTAATTGATACATTGCGTCCTACGCTTCAGGCAAATAGCCTAGTTGTTACTCAAGCACCGGGCAGAATAACACCTGAAGGTTGCATAGAGATCACAACAACGATCTGGCATATTAATGGTCAATCATTGGTGAACCATCTTCATATACCTCTTAGCAAACGAGATGCTCAAGGTGCAGGATCCGCAATCACTTACGGATGCAGATATTCATTGATGGCTCTGTTTTGCATTCCACCAGTTGATGACGATGGTGAGGCTTCTATTGAGCGAAACTTTCCAAAGAGTCAGACATCACCGACAAAATCATCTAACTCGTTGAAGAAAGATCAGCCTAATCGCTGGTCTGAAATTGAAGCAGCTATCCGAGCAACCCAGACCAAAGACCAACTAAAAGAGTATAAGAAGTCTATTGTTGAAGAAGTCTCTACATGGCCCTTGGCTTGGCGAGACGCTTTAACTGAGCAATACGAGGTTCAGCTTGATAGCTTCATGCTGAAAGGTGATTTCTAATGTCTGATAAGCCATTATCGGAACAATACCGTTTAGTCGCAAAGGAGTGGGTCGAGGCCCACTCTGCTGCCTCACTAATGGAAGAAACCAAGTCACACACAGTTGCCTATCGAATGTCCTTGTTAGGCAATGATGTTCCTGTTGGACGCCGAGAGATGGAAGTTAAAGCATCGCTTGAATATCGAGAGTATGTTCGAGAGATGGTAGAACTTCGCAAGCAAGCCGATTTGTTAAAAGTCAAACTAGAATGGATCAGGATGAGATTCCAAGAATGGAACTCGGCAGAGGCCAGCAAACGAGCGGAAATGAAACTGTGACTCGTCGATCAATCAGTAAAAAAGAACGGACGGAGTTATTCAATGATCGAAAAGGCATCTGCCATATCTGTGGCAATAAAATCTACGCTGGGCAAGATTGGGAAATTGAACACATTGTTCCAGTGGCCCTCGGTGGAGATGACCGAGGTAAGAACCTTGATCTCGCTCACATACAATGCCACAGGAGCAAAACGAAAGCAGATGTTGGACGTATCGCTAAGGCTAAACGGCAAGCGGCTCGTCACGTTGGAAAGAAGGTATCGCGAAACCCGTTTCCTTGTGGTAAAGGATCGAAAATGAAGAAGAAGCTATCAGGAGAAGTTGTCCTTCGTGGCGAAAAGACAAGAACACCTTCGGCAGATGGTCTGGACTGAATATCAGAAGATTCGGTCAGCGGCCCGTGTTGCTGAAATTTTGAAAATACCACCGACAACTGTTAGGTCTTGGATATACGATTACAAAGCAATGAATAACGAAATAGCACCGACACTAAGAAGCGAAAATGAATTGGTGTTAAAGCACCAGATGAATAGAATTAAAAAAGAATTGACAACCGACATTCACGTCACACTATTTGGGAAACCACCGCCGGGGCGATCTGCCCTTGATCAAAAAAAGGAAGATAAAAATGACGAGTGCAAAACAAATTCTTTCGACATCAATCGATACTATCGAAAGCCGAGGCCATGAATACGGCAATGCCGCTCAATCCTTCTCTAGAGCCTCTACAGTAGCCTCGACCCTATTAGATAAAACAATTACCGCCTATGATGTCAGCATCATCCTGATGGCTGTTAAAATGGCTCGGATTGCCCAGAACAAAACTCACATGGATTCCTATGTCGATCTTGCCGCTTATACCGCATTCGCTGCCGAGTTCTCGAACGCAAAAGCGACAGATGCAGTCGAGGCAAACCGCTTGCAGATTACATCGTTGAAATTGACTGATGAAATTACGAGCCAGATTGACGAGCAAGTTGCTAATTTGGTTAAAAGAAAGTGATCGACCCAATCAATGTGTTCACACCGATAGTTGCTTTAATTATCGGTGTGGCACTAGCAATAATGATCAATTCTATGAGGTAAATAAATGGACGATTTAGTTTCAAGATTGCGTGCTTTGAATTTTATGGGGCCATGGCAAGAAGCGGCTGACGAGATTGATCGGCTGAGGTTAGCTAACTCAGACCTTCAGATGCACTACGATCATGCGAGAACTGAATGCGACAAGTTGCGATCTGAAGTTTTAAGACTGCGAGAAGAACTAAACGAGAAGGAGAAAGAGTGATGAGTGAAAGAAATCCACATTATGTGACACCGGAGGAGGCATTCAAAAAAATATGCCCGTTAAAAGCAACATCGGACATTGATGACGTTAGCGGTCAGTGCGTTTCGCATGAGTGCATGGCTTGGCGATGGCATCAGTATCAGGTTCCGATACCGGAGGATGAAGGCACTGGGCCTAACTTTTGGAGAGTGACAAGCAAGACCTACGGGCGATGCGGGATGGTGCCAGAATGATGGATTTATTGTTTTATGTTGGAACAGTAGTCATCTGCATCTCGCCTCTACTACTTGGAATCATGATAACTCGTAAGGACAAAAAGTGATGGAAGAAAAAGAATTAACAGCCGCCCAATACTGGGAAGCACAAGCCTCAATGTGGCATGAAAACTACAAAGATGCTTTGAAGTATGAATTGGATCATGCAACATTCAAAGAGGCATTGGAGCGTCTGGCATCAGGCAAGTGGCCCGCAGATCGAGCTAGGCTTATTGCAGAGAAAGCGTTGAACAATAGGAAGGTGCAGTGATGGGTGATACAATTATTGAAATTGAAGAACTGGATTTGTTCAACAATCTGGTTGAGACAGATGTGATTATCGAAAATGTCAAAGCATATATTGTGTTTGACAGAGAAGAAGAATCTTTATGGTATCTGTCGGCTATACAATGGGATGGCAATACTCTCGAATGGGATCAAGCACGGGAATTAAAATCATCCGAAATGAGCAAAATGATCTGGGAAAGTGTCCTGCTTGCTATCAACGATAAAGCTACCGAGATAGCAGAGGATCACTTCCTAGACGAGGTGCATGATTACTGAGCCATCTTCAACGCAGTTTCTTCAGTCTCTTTGACTCGACGGCCCCAACCTTTGCCGAAAGTATCCCAAGTCGGGAGAGCCTGAAGAAACGCTAAACGCTTCTGACAGATAGCAACGATCAATTCTTTCGGATCAGCTTCTGCTACCAGTTTCATGGTTGCTGGCCCGATAGCACCGTCAGGAGTAGCACCGACAACGCTTTGTAAAAACTTGGCGGCACGACCAGTACCACTATTAATAGCAAGATCGAATAGACAAAAATCTGCACCTCTCGGTATTTCATCGCCTCGAACCTTGTCCCAATAACGTGATTTATAAAGCGGAGCGACATCAGCAACCGTTAATGCTTTGATGTCATCTTTAGTTACCTCGTGACCTACCCACTCTTCCCAGACCTTTTTAGTGCAGCCGAGGTTTGTAGCACCGCCGGGGTCTTTGGGATGATCGACGTATCCCCCCTCAAATTTCAAAACATGGGCCAATGATTCTTCAAAATTGTCTTTCATGGATCACTCCTTTGGCGTTGAGTTGTAGATCATGGAATCTTTTTTCTGGCTTCCCGACGACGAGCCAAAATAGAATGCCATCACGCCTGTCCACCCAGCCGATAGAGTGCCGAGCAGCATGAGCAGAACTTCTGATCCGTTCATTGGCAATCCGCTGATCAAGACGAAAGCTATGATGCCGAAATATCCGAGCGTTACGCTCACCGCCAATGCCCTCGGAATCCAATCTTTCGTTTCCGTCTGCATTGATCTCGCCGACTTTCGATCATCAACAGCGAGAGCCTCCAAATCAATGTCTAACGATTTCATCTGAACCTTGAAATCAGCATCAATCTTTTTCAGAACTGACAACTGTTCAGGACTAGCATTGCTCATAGCGGCCTTCAGATCATCCTCAGAGCCATTCTCGTTGCCGAGCAGTGCCAGTGATAGTGCCTTGGTCGCCATCCCTGCTAGTGGGCCTCCTAGAGCCGTTGCGATGCTAGGTGCAACCGACCCGATCAATGGCCCGAACACTTTAAGAAGTTCCATCTTTGCCTCCTGTTGATTTGCTACCGAGCATGATGCCCGAAAGCGTACCTGTTAGAAATGTTGCGATAGGTGCGATCAGCTTAAAAAACTCTTGATCATTTGGTGCTTGACCGTCAATCGGCTGCACAACAAAGATCAGGCTGTACAGCACAGCGAATACCGTTCCTGTCAGTGTCAGGCATAGGCTGATCCCGATGATAAACTGCAAGAGAGCATGGAGTTCGTCTTCCTTGATTCTCATCTTGCCACCGATCCGCATGGATTTCGTTTTAGAGTATCAGCAGTACACGTTCCAGATGCTGTGCAGATCGGAGGATTGCACTCAGCACTATCCCAGTTCGCAGGGTCTTGGCATGGGTAGCGATACCTGTCCTCGCACCCAGTTAAAACGATCAACATTGTTATGATGAGATATTTCATTTGTGCGTGAAAACTACCATTGCAATGCCAACGGCTAATGCGAACAATACGACTGCTCCGAGCAGCCAAACACCGAGGATAAGGTCTTTGCGGTTTTCTTCAGCCTCTTTCATAGCAATAGCAGCCTGACGAGCCGCTTCTTTCCTCATTTCCGTCACCTCTTTTTGGATGCTTGTCCATGCTGCGATACCGTATGCACCTACAAATAGGTTTCTGGTATCAAGCTGAAGTTGCTGTGCTTTTTGTTTGAGAGTGTAAAGTTTGATCGCCTCTGCTTCATATTCAGCCTGAGATTGGAAAAGTTTCTTTTTCTTTTTTGCACTTGTTAGCTGAGTGATTTGAGCAATGCGACCGAATAGCGATCCGACCTTTTCAGCCGTATCGAGCATATCATGACCATTATCCACCATCGACTTGATGCCGTTGTAGAGCGATGTTGCACCAGCAATGAGGGTAAAAGGATCAAGCATTTATTTCTCAAACAATCTGTAGATCATATCGACGACAAATCCGAGAACAGTTCCGATAATCAACAGAACTGCCCCGGCACCTTTCCAACGATTAACCGAGTTTGATATAACCTTTATGTCAGCTTTTAATTCAGCCATGTCGGCATGGAGCCGCTCGACGTTAGCTTCCAAGCGACCGATCTGCTGGTTCAAATCATCTGACATTCTAGGTTTCTCAATCGTCGATTAATAATGCGTTGATATAGCAACCGATCTCATTAGTCGTTGCCGAACTTTTGCCTTCGATAGCAAAATCACATTTCTCAGGAACCTTGAACGGAACTGGTGGTTCGTATTTCAACTGAGATGTCACAAAGGTTGATTCAAAAAACCGCAATGTCGGCCCACCAAACAATTTCAGATATGCTCTAGCAAACCCATATTTGTTTGATCCGATTGTGCCGCTCGTCCAGTCAATCTGAGTGATGTACAATGATTGACCAGCAGGAACAGAAAACACGGAAGATTGCTGAACGCCATTACCGACAGATATGTGACCGTAAACTGTTCCACCATTACTAATATCAATTTCACCAACATTGCTGCCAGTCGCGATCTGAGCATAGTTAATTCTGAGGAATGATTTTGTGGTTGATACTGGTGTTACACCTGTCAGCGTAACCGTCTCGCTGATCTCTTTGTAATCCGCATCTAGGCCAGTAATTACTAGGCCCATTGTATCGCTTGCAGAGGTAGATACACACGACATAATGACTGCCGAGGATGGGAATGTGTAGATTCCTGCTACACCGTCCCAGATCGTCTCGTAGGACGTTCCAACAGACGCATTAAAAGAGAATCGATGAACGGCTGTGCAGTCTGGATGAATACCACGAGGAGCATCCAGATAGACGTTTCGGCTTGATGATGAATTTAACCGCTGAACCGACATTGGTGATCCTCTTCTCAATGCACTTGTACACCGAAAAGATGATCGTCAAAAGACAGAATTAACTTACGCGATAGATCGAATAAGCCGCTGCTCCTGTCTTCCGGCATCTGAACCGAGCAAAGCTGTTTGCTGTCGCACCTGTTGCCATTGAGCCAACTAGAGTCCACCCCGTATTGGTCAGCAATGTGATTGCAAATGCCGCAGTTGTGAAAACAACAAAATCCCAACCAGTTTCGTTTGCTGGAGTTCCAAGAGCAGTTTCAACCGCAGAAGCCAACGGCAATGTATAGGATGCTGTCGCTGTAGGAGTGCCAAGCAAGAACGGGCCTGTAATTTGAGCCGCTGTCAAAGTTGCTGTGTTGGTAGCTGTTTGAGTAGCGTTGTTATAAAAATGCGTTGATGTTGGAACTCCTGTGAATGCAGGAGATGCAGATAAAACAGTTGATCCTGTTCCAGTGGATGTTGTAACGCCAGTCCCACCATTCGCCACAGGAAGAGTACCAGTGACTCCAGTCGTCAATGGCAATCCTGTAGCATTAGTCAAAACTCCGCTTGCAGGAGTTCCTAGAACAGGAGTTACAAGAGTTGGAGATGTTGCTAAAACAACTGATCCTGTTCCAGTTTCATCTGTTAACACCGCAGCAAAATTAGCTGAACTTGGAGTTGCAAGGAAAGTTGCTACGCCTGTTCCAAGACCACTTACACCTGTACTTATTGGTAATCCTGTAGCATTAGTCAAAACTCCGCTTGCAGGAGTTCCAAGTATAGGCGTAACAAGCGTTGGCGAAGTTGCAAAGACTAGTGATCCGCTTCCAGTCTCATTTGTAACCGCAGCAGCTAAATTTGCAGAACTTGGCGTTCCTAAAAATGTTGCTATTCCTGTTCCTAAAGCACTCAAGCCTGTGCCACCAGAAGAAGCGGCAAGCGGTGTTGTTGCACTTAATGTCGTGAACGCACCTGTTGATGGTGTTGTTGCACCAACGCTTGTTCCATTGATTGTTCCACCAGTGACAGTGATATTTGAGATCGTATTAAGATCGAGTGCGTTGTTCATCTCTTGACGAGTAATTTTTTTTGTTTGATTTGCTGAAACATCAACAATCAAAAACAAATCACCAGCCGCTGTATCTACACCATCAATAGCAGTTAATTCTGAAATCTTTTTATCTGTCATGGCGTCACCTCAGTATCTTCTGGTGGATTAGGGTCTGTGAACTGCCCTGTTGCAGGGTCGTATATCCAACCCATCCTAACTGGTAAATCATCGTCTATACCTACCAATCTTGTTCCTTCATACGCAGGGTCAATAGATGGGTCAGCAAGAATTACATTAATGACAGCGTTGTCAGATAAAGACACTACAGCACATTTCATAATGCATACTCCGTAATTATTAAGACACCAGCGTTGCCAGCAGCACCATCGTACCCATTGAGGTTATTTGAAACAGCACTACCACCGCCACCACCACCGCATGAATATCCAATTCCAACAGCACCGACAGCAGTAACAGCACCACCATCACCACCAACATTGTCATAAAATCCGTATCTCATCGTATACCCATTTTGACCACTTGGCGTGTCACCTGCCCTAGTATCAGCACTAACAGGCAATCCATCGCCAAACATTAATAATGACGCTCTTGGGGTTGCTAATCCACCTACACCTGAAGTTGACCCTGTACTACTATTAGGCCCACCACCTCCTCCTGTGCCTTGCCCAGCAGAATAAGTTACCGCACCTACAATTATAGATGTGTTGCCACCGTCACCTCCAGCGGTTCCTGCTCCATTAGAACCAGTTCTTCCTATTCCTCCAGCACCACCCGCTCCGACTGAGATAGTGTATGCTGTGCTTGGACTAACAGTTATATTGACCTGAAAATGTGCTCCACAACCACCGCCGCCACCGCCGTTTGTTTGTGTCCCAGTGCTACCCCTGCTGCCGCCACCCCCACCGCCCCCACCGCCGAATGCCGTTACCATAATTAATGTGCAGCCTGCTGGTGTCGTGTATGAAGTGCCTGATGTAATAACTTGTGGTGCGCGTAACAGACGCCCCGCAGTTGTTGGAGTGGCCCAAGAAGGAGCCGCAGACGCACCACCTGATGTCAATACTTGACCAGAAGTACCGTATGTTGCTCCACCAATACCTAATTGACCAGAATCACCAATTCTAAATCGCTCTGTTCCATTTGTAGCAAATCCAATGATATTTGCCGCTGCACGATACATTCCTGTATCGCGATCAACATCAAATGAATGAGAAGGAGATGCGGCAGAACCAGATTGCAAAATAGCGTATGCAGTTAATATAAACGCCGCCGATCCTTGATTTACTTCACCGATCTTAATCCAAGCATTGTTTGCAGAATTTCTGATATTGAGAATATTTGGATCGGCTGTCGTATTAACCCATAACTGATAAGCAAATGTTGTCGATGGTGCAGATGCTCCAGATGAAAGTGAAGCAAGTGCTTGCAAAGCAGAATTGATATCTGATCGAGTTGCTGGAAATGTTTGATTATCAATCGTAAAATCGTGCTGTGCCATTACACTACCTTTCCATAGCCGCGAGCAACATAATCAAATGTTCTGCTTATATTAGTCCCTCCAGAGTTCTTGAACGTGACTGTAAACCCTGAAGCTGATTTTGACGTTATAGCATAATAATCGCCTGTTGCCATATTTTGCGGAAGAACAACAACGCCTTCAAGAGATTTATAAGCAGGAGTGAAAGTTACCGTATATGCCGCAGCACCGCTCACCAAATCTTTTCCAGAAAGAATACGATCAGGCATATCAATCACAACGCTCAATCCTGTTATTTCAGGTGTGATATTATAACCAAGTGATTCCATTTGAACCCTGAATTGAAATGCTCTTGCTGTGTAATCGCCATTGATGAATTTTTGCCAACCACTCCAAGTTGGTGAGGCATTCGGATCAGTGTTCGTTGTTCTGATTTCCATGTAAGCATTGACATCATTGAAATCACCAGTGCCATCAAACAGACCTTCTCTTGCATCAAATAGTCCCGAAGCACTATCAAATAATGATCCAAATTCAACGCGAGATAAAGTAATCGAATAATAACAACGAGATGTGTAAACAGCACCTAGATCATAACTTGCTCCTAGTGTTGTTGCGAATGTGTATGTTCCAGCAATTTTTGAGATATTTACATTACCTGAAGTCGTTAATGATGTTGCTGCCGTGTAAGTAAACGAATTGGCATTAATAACCGTAATTGTATAAGTGCCATCTATAGCAGTTCCAGTTTGAATATCAGCATAAATAGCAGTTGCATCTGGGATTCCGTGATCGGTAGCAGTAACTGTTACTGTGGTTCCAGATTGAGAATACGTTGCAGCTTGTGAAATTCTCAAGCCAGAGCCAACAACGACTGTATTAGATTTTGTTCCTGAAAATGTTGGACTTTCAGTTATCGTAGAAACAACATTAAGATCACCAACAAATCCAACAGGAACTAAAATTGATGCAGCGTTGACTGAGTTGTTGCCAAGTTTGTCTACTGCTTTAATGAAATAAGTTCCTGTCAAAGCAGGGACAGTGGCTGTCGATGCTGGTCGTGATACTTTATCAACAATATCAACTGCATTTGAGAATGTTGCACCTGATGTTGATGTTGAATGCCTGATTACATAATGAGACAAATCAAGATCAGTTATTGGAGTCCAACTCAATGAAGCGTATTGACCATTAATATTGATATTGAAATTCGTTACATCAGATGGGTCGGCAGTTTTACCTACGATTTGTCTTGTCGCTGTTACATAGGGAGATCGAACACCTAAAGCTGAAATTACTCTTGCTTGAACATTGTAAGAAATGCCGTCATCAACTTTCAAAATCTCAAACCGATTGCTCGTTGAACGACCAGCCGAGGTATAATTAGTGTCTGTTGCTTTCTTAAATTGAACGTCAAATTCCGATGCAAACTCATCTGTCGAAACTAGATCGACAAGCAAGACAGTAACAACGTCTTGATTCACCGTTCTTAGTTCGTCAGATAATGTAACCCCCGGTGGAGACACATCAGAATAATCAGGCAAATTTGTATTATCACGTTCAATGGCTTGTTCTTCAGCGTTCCAGTCGTAAACAGCCGAACTGGTTTCTCTCAGGATTAGATCAACGCCAAGTGATGGCGAGTCTGAACTGCCTTCTACGGCTAAGGAATAATTCACTACCTCAAATGGTTTTGATGAGAACCCATATCGAGTATTTGTCAGCATGATCGTGTCGCCGACTTCAATCTTGAAGGCAGACAATAAGCATTTCAATTCAATCGTTTGCTGTTGCCTTTGCTTGTATAAAGCAATCTTGGCTATCCGTTGGGCCATCGACGATGATGTTGTGAACGGCAATGTCAGATCGAATGTGCTTGAAATATCATTATCATCAGCCACAAATGTAGATCCGATTACAGCAGGATAATCGGTCGCTTGCCACTTATCATCTGGTGAGACAAACACACCCTTTACCGTGTTAAAATTGTCTCTCCGCGAATGCCTAGTTGTAACCGATATCGGCCCTCTGAGGTCATTGTCTGTAATCGTAACTGTAGGTGTTGAATAAGCTGCGACCTTCATATTCCATCGACCAGAGGAATAATAAACAATGCCTCCAGAGGCTGTCAGCATATCTTGCAGAGCCTGTCTCAGAGTTGAGGCAGATGGGACTGTTCCGTTTAGTGCGTATCGTTTTTCAGTTGTTGAACTTACAAGAGTCACATTTTCATCGCAGATATTTGCCGCTGCAATAAACGAATCCATATTGATTTCTGTATTCTCAGCACCAAAACCAAATGTTGAGTCTTTCAGATAATCGAGAACGCACAACGCAGCATTGTTTGAATATGCAGTTGTTGATGTTCTAGGATCATATATTTTCTTGCCTCTGATCACTGCTTTAATTGTTGGACGACCATTTGGAAAGGCGTCTTGATCAAATTTCAAACGAACATAAATGTATGCAACACCGCTTAATTTATGATCACTTGTCCATTGTCCTTCAGATTCAGAAATCAAAGTAGCATCAGCTGTCTGAGAAGCAGAGCCAAGATGTGTTAAAATTCTTGCAGAGCCAACATATTTTGATGGAGCAGTAACATCTCCTGAACCATCAATGGTCAGTAAATCATCATCAAAATAAATTTCATCAAACGCAGTTATTTCATGCCCAGCAACTGGCACAATCATATGAAGATATCGGTTTTTAGTAGAACCTGTACTCGGTGTAGTTTGGGCATAAATAATTGGCCCACCAACCATGACAGACCCATAAACAGTAGGTCGATCAGCTAAAGGATCACGGAAGTTTTCATCTCGACCGCTTAGACCGCTTTTAGGTGTTTTTGGTTGTGGCATAAGCATTGATGACGCCAAGCCAACACCAGCCGTAATAACAAGTTGTCCGATAAACGAACTTGCAAAAATACCAATAGAAGAGGTAGCACCGAAAATTAATGGGATTGCGGCAATGACAAGTTGTGGCATTAGACGCTCCAGCCAATCATTGCTTCACCAGTTGGCATAAATTCTAACCCGTTCCGTCCAACACCAGAAATCATAGTTCCGCAACATACACCTAGAGAGCCTCCAACGCTATCACCTCCAAATGAAAATTTCGGGTTAAACAATGCGAGATCACCTCGTTGCAGTAAGTGGATATCTTTGCGTGTTAAAAATTGATCAACCGCTTTTTCTATTTTAACTGTTTTGCAATATTTCATCATTCCCAGACATGAGGATTCAAAATCATCATAATCAAAATCAGGAAATAAATTCATGCCGTATTGAGAAGCGAAAGCACCATCAGCAAAACGAACGCAGTCAAACTTTCCCCATTGAAATGACCTATTTCTGCAAGAGTCGATATAATCATTCAATTTGCTTTCCCAATTTGGAAGTTTATTTACGGCCCCATAAAATTGTTTTTGTCTGGAGATCATTGACATAATCAAAACCCTTGTCATTTGGATAAACACGTTTTTGATCTTCGGATGTGTACCGCCAAACTCTTGGTCGCTCCAGATCAATCATTCTGGATTCAACCGTTAAGCCAATGTTCAAAGTATCACCAGAATCAGCAATCGTCATTTGATCCATAAGACCAGTGAAAATCGGTATGTACTCATTTCGGTCAGAGGAAGAAACATCAAAATTTATCAGATCAAAATCAACGATATATTCCCCTGCCTGTGTTTTTAGAAGATCAGGCACTCCAATGATTCCAAAATAAACATTAGCTGTTCGATTTTGATATTTTTCATCAAGAGCCAAAGAGATAATTGAAGCTGAAATTCCTGATAAAGAAATAGTGATTCCTCTTGCAGAAATGTCGGCAGTATCTTCAACTGTTGAAATGCTTAATAGCGTCCCTGCTCCTGTGTATGTATTCCCTGAATAAACAAGATCAGTTAAACCATTCCAAAGCCTGACAGCACCAGAATCAAAAAGCAATTCGACAAGGATGATTGGTCGAACAACATCTCCCTGAAGAACGCTATCAAACCCTGCTGAAATAGGTCTAGTCATAACGCCTCTACTGCTGCAAAGGAGATGCCGTAGACTGATGCAGTATCGATGTTGAATGTTGTTTCTGGTGAACTCAATCTAAAAACACCAACTGCACTTTGAACAACAACCGTTGAATTATCTGTTGGTGACGATCTAAGATCGGGCCAGATTGAAATGTTTGCCTGACCGCTTGCATTTGAAGTTACATCTTCCAGAACTTTGTAAAGTTGGGAACTCGCACCCGATCCAAGCTGAATGTAATCCCCAGCCCTCAAATAATTAGCTGCACTGACTGGCAGTCCGTCAACAGCGACCGTGCCACCAGATTGAGATGCTCCGTTCACTAGAGGAGTGCCGGGCGTTGTAGAGGCCGATCCTCTTGGCGTAGCAGCCAGTGGGTCACCCATTGTGAAAGTGCCGTACTGACCGCCTAGAGACATTAAGAAGGCTATCCATACGTCTGCATTGGCTCTCAACAACGGAGGCAGAGTAATTGTTGCTTCCCATCTTGAACCGACATTTTTCTGAACTTGCTGCCGAAATGTAAACGGAGAACTACTAATTGCCACCGAGTTACGAGCCGTCATTGTAATCTGAGCGATGCCTGTTGATGGAAATGTCAGAGGATAAGAGATTGCCATTGATCAGCCTCCGAATGCCATTGCGAACGAACCGCCTCGACGTTTTGCATCCACAACTGCATTCTTAGCGGCATTCGAGATTTGCGGCAACAACTGCTGAATCTCAGCACGAACTGTCTGCTGAACGCCTGTAGAGATATTGATTGTCTGATTGATAGTCACGCCACCTGAGTTACCACCTAGAGCATTGTTAGGCACGATAGAACCACTACTGCCGGGCATGAACAGTTCTGGCCCTTTCTCACCGACGATGTATTGCCTATTAGCGGAGACTGGGCCACCTTTAGCCATGAATGGCCCCATGCCTGTGTAACCGCCAGCACCGAATGAAAATTGCCCACCACCACCCATGCCAAACAATGAGCCAAGATTGAAGCCGCCACCTCCAAACATTCCACCAAGCATTGAGCGGATTTGAATTCGGATCAGATCGGAGATGATCGAGTTAGCAAGCGATTTGAAATCTGCTTTGCCTGTCATTACAAAGCTGACAAGTGCATCTTCCATTCCTGAAAAAGCGTTCTGCATTGCATCGGAAATCTGACCGCCAACATCCATTGCCTTTTCACGAATTTTGGCAAGACCTTCCATGAAGCCGCCTTCAATGGATTGCTTGTAAACTGCATTAGCTTTAATCAGTTCAAGCTTTGTTTGCTCAAGTGCTATTGCCTCTGCTCTGAAAGCATCAACCTTTTCACCTGATTTGCCGATCAACAGTTTATCAAGTTCTGATTTGAATTTTTGCTGGTCAGTTAAAAGTTTATAATCCAGAGCAGTCATTGAGGCTTGTTGGCCTTCGAGTTTCAACAACTCAATAGATGCCTTTTGATCTTCAAGAAACTTCTTAAGTTCATCTGTTCCACCAGTTCCACCACCAACTGCCGCTGCAAGTTTTTTTGGATTTACCATCGGAGGATTAACTATTCCTCGTCCGGGGTTAATTGGAACATTTTTGCTTACATTTATTTGTATTCCAGCCGCTTCTGCTGATGCACCAAGATTTTTAACTTGTTGATCCAATGCCTCTAACTGGGATTGATAACCAGCAAGCAAATCTTTCAATATCGTTACAGATGTTCCAATCATCATTTTTGAAACATCGTCATTTGCAGCGACCAGCCTTGCTTGTGCTGCTTCTAAATCTTGAGTTGTGCTATTGATTTTAGATAACAATTCTTCATTTTGTTTTACTGCCGCACTTTGAACACCAGATATTACGATCTCATCAAATGATTGCATTTTACTTTGGGCATCGATGAAATCGTTTATTAGAGGCAGAATAGCTTTCAATGACGCATTGAATCCTTTTTCAATGCTGTTCTGCATCTTTTTCATATTCTCATTAAACTTATCAGCAGAATTTGCTAAATCAGTATCAACTACTGCTGAAAATTCACGAACTCCTTCAGAACCTTCATTCAACATTGGAACAAGATCAGAACCAGCTTTTCCAAATAACTTAACAGCAGTTGCAGATTTTAATGCCCCATCTTCCATCGTTGTAAAACGATCTCCAATGTCCATCATAACATCGCCAGTGTCTCGGAGATTGCCCTGCGAGTCAGTGAACGAAACATTCAAAGCATCAAAAATAGCAAGCATTTCCCGATTGCCAGCAGAGGCTTGAACCATGTTTGATGATAATTTTTTTAACCCGATTGCAACAGAATCCAAACTAGTACCTGAATTTTCTGCCACTTGTGAAAATTGAGATAATGTTTCAACAGCTACACCAGTTTTTTGACTGATATCTTTGAAGCTGTCAGCTTTGTCGATTAGATTTTTCATAGCGGAAGCGGCTTGTTGTAGCGACAAGCCAACTCCCAATGCTCCAATTATTCTGCCAAAGTTTGCACCAATGACTGACATACCAGACATCGTGCCTTGCAGTTTTTGAAATACAGCCGATGCGTTGTCTTGTGCTGTGATACGATAATTGATCGTCTCATTTCCGACTGCCATCTGTTTTCTCCGAAATGATCGTCAAGTAAGCTATCCAACCCAAGAACTCAGAAACTTCCATTTCCAAAATCTCAGCAACCGTTTTATGTAACCGATCCGCTAATGCGTAGACAGCAAACGCATCGGGATCGGTCTTTAGTTTTTTACGAGATCATCCACGTTAGGCTGTGAAATCATCTCGTTTGAAATTCGAACGATAACATCAGGTGAAACGCTATTCATCAAATCTCGTTTATGTTCGAGTGTGAAGATAGGATCACCCTTCTCATCCTTCGCCTTCAGAATAATGCAATCAACTAAAACCTTCAAAGATTGCTCCTGAGAACCTTTGAAAATTCTGTCCTTCTCAGCAAGAGTAAATGGCGTTGAATAGATAATCAACGGAACTCCATTTTCACCCCATTCAGGAACCTCAATTCTTGTAACCGATTGATTTTTGAAATGTGCTTTCGCTCGTTCAAGAATATTCGTCATATCTGCCCTTTAAGCTAATGTTGATAATGTTAGTGTGTTATTTCCTTGGAATGAGAATGTAGCTTCGACCATGCCATCAAATGCTGCTGACCGTTCGATGCTTGTTACAATGACACTACCAGTGAAATATTTCTCAGATGTTCCAGCAGTGTTACCTTCTGGATAAAGATTCAGTGTCACACTTGCACCTACCGTCAATGCAGATTGTGCAGAATCCGTCTCATCCCAATAGCATACAACTGAACCAGTCCAGCTTTTCATGCCACCTTTGTAAGTACGATAGGAATCACCCATCGTGCTATCTTCAATCGTATCACCCGTTTCAGTCAGTGTATACGAACGAACTTCTGCCATCGTATATGTGCCGATCTTAACGATACCTTCAGAACCTGTATGATTAGCCATGTTAAATAATCCTTAAGCTGTGCCAACAGAAAGAGTACCAGTTCCTTGGAACGAATATGTTGCCTCGACCATGCCATCAAATGCAGCAGATCGTTCAACGCTCGTTACCAAAGCTGAACCATAATAATAAGTGTCCCCTGTTGCCGATCCTTCAGCATAGAATTTAATCGTAATGCTTGAACCAATGGTGAATGTTCCCTGACCAGTTGTGTCAGTCTCATCCCAATAAGTTACAACAGAACCTGTCCAACTCTTCATGCCACCTTTGTAGGTACGGTATGAATCTCCCATCGTGCTATCTTCGATGGTATCTCCAGTCTCTGTAAGCGTCCATGAACGCACCTCAGAAACAACATTCGTGCCGGAATGAATAACACCTTCACTACCCGTATGATTAGCCATTAGTATCTCCTCAAGCTGGTGACTCAGATTCAGTTTCAGTTGTTCGATAGGTGACTTGAAACGTCATCTTAACCGAGCCAACAGGTTGTTCGCCTGACGCATTATAATCTATTTCTGTGCCCGTCAAAACCGTATCTTTTGCAAGACCATTACAAGTTGGATCAGACAATAATGCCTCTTCAACATCTCTAGCGATATTGTCCAAAGTATCATCCAATCCAGTAGTTCCATTGACCATACCTTCAAGGCCAAAATCTACTCGACGAATAATCTTTCTTGGACGAGACATTGTTTCTGGTTCAGATGTTTCTGATACCGTATAAACAAGCAATGTTGGCAAAGAAACAGAGGCAATCGGATATAGGCGAGTCTGATAAACTCTCGATCCCGTTGTGGTCAAATTTGACACATTTGCAATGATACGATCCCTGATCTGCTTACGAAGATGAGACATTACTGCTTCTCCAGAATCAGAGTTGTCATTCCCGTACCATCAGGCTGAACAACACGAACTTTATATGTAATCGTGTTGATCACAGCAGTATCATTGTAACCAGCAGTTGCAGGAAGAGATGCTGTCGTACAGACAAATCTTGGCTGAGTAGAAACAAACCCAACATTGGTATTTGCCTCTGCCTCGAAATACTCATTATCAAAAATTCCGAGAATAGAATAATTTCCCCCGGCAGATAGCGTATAACTTGCTATCGTGCCAAAATCTCCGACATTGAGCATCAATGCTCGATCAGCTTCTGTCTCAACACCCATGATTAGCCTCTTGGTGTCCTACCCTTGCGTTTCGTGAACTCAGGAGCATCGCTGAGACCGATTGAGCGATCAGATATATCTTGATCAACCTCAACGGTTGTTGCCCGTGTAGCACGTCCCATGTTGATTAAATCCTGTGCCTCACGATCATTCAATTCGATGATCGTACCAGCATCGCAAAAATCACCCTTGACGAATGTTGCACTCGTAATTTCAATCTTCATTGCCATTTCTCCATCATTGGCCCAGACATAAACTTGATTCGTTCTGGATATTTCAGATGCGACCGAACCAAATCCCAAATCCGTATATCATTCTGGTAAGCATTAGCCTCGAAATTCTGATCCACAGGAGAGTGCCAATATCGACGTTTCTGTGAATAACAATCAAAACCGCAAACCATAATTTCTTTATAACCTAAAAACTCTGCAATCCAAAGTGCCGCTGCACCTGACAATCCATACTCAGGACAGATTCCAGACCACACCATTCGTTCATGCTCAATCTTATGATGCGACACCTTCAGGCATGGATGATCCTTAACTAACTCCCACATTGCATGATCGAGAAATACCACAAAATCTAATGGCAATAATAATGCGTGTTGATTGATCCCGATCAGGTCTACATCCTCTGGCAACTGATAGATGTCATTGAGAAGAGATGGCCCACCGCCAAGGATTGCAACCGAGCGACCTGATCTTGAGTTCTCGATCTGTCGAATATCTATCATTTTATCTTTCAAATTAATTAGCACGACAAAGAGGGGAGGCTTTCACCTCCCCAATTATCATTAGAATATCTGGATTCCAACTGGATAACTTTCAACAACTTCAAATCTTATTTTAATTGTTGTACTCATCCAATGACATTTCCGTTCTGCTTCAACTCTAGTTTTGAATCTGTATCGTCCCTTCCAACTATCACCTTCAAACTTTTTGATAGTTTCTCGAATCTTTGCCAATTCATCTTTTGTCATGCTCATTTCTTTTTTTACGACAACATCATAGCTGACATTTTGCATTTTGTTTTTTCCATTTCAAATAGCCCGTAGCTTTCTTGCTACATATAGAACGTATCACATATTTTGATATATGTCAAACATTTTTTTTAATAAAATAAAAAATAATTTTGTAAAAATATCAATTTTTCTATTGACGTGTTCTAAGAAACTGTGTAATTTGATTATATAGAAACAACCAAACGGGAGAAGAAAAATGACGAAGATCGTAGCAGCAGATGCCTTTGAAGTTGAAGCCAACATTTTTGCGGTTGTAGCATATCTTGGCAACGGTCGTAGTGTTTACCACAATGGGCCAAAGGGTTTCGCCTATTTCACGAAAGATCAGGCAGAGCGTCTTGCAGATCGTATTAACGTCGCACGATTCATTGATTTGGCTCATTGGGACGCGTGTCGGTATCATCGCGACGAGCTTTCTTTGATTGAAGCAGAGCAGGACGAAGGTTAATCAAACAACGGGGAGCTTCGGCTCCCCACTACCAACGGGAGAAACACAATGACACAATACGCAATTAATCAGAACTCGCCTTTCAAAGACGGATTAATCATTATTGATCGACCTCATCGCGGCTCACGAGAAATATGGTACAGTTGGGATGAGGCTGATTTTATCCTACATGTAAATCATTGGGCGATGTCAAAGAGAGACTCAACAGAAGAATACGATCTCCATACATTTGATGGATGTTTTGATTATCATAGCCATGATCTATCTTCATCAGAGATAATTAGATTTGAAGACTTTCAACCTAACTGGTTGACATACCCACCAAGAGATATTGAACAACCTCTAGTGATGCTAGAATGGATTACAGAGATTGAAACAGATGAAGAATAATAAAAAAGGGACGGTGTGAGCCGTCCCTAATCTTCGTGATATAATACCGATTAGGTCGTCGTAATGTCTTTGCAAGCCGCGAACGACTCAGCATGACGAACACCGACATCAACGTCTTGGAAGAATGCGAGACGCAGACCACCAGCCGTCGAAAGCGATGCTGTATCAACAACAATGTCAATGCCGCTCCACATTCCGATGACCAACTCGTTGAAGTTGCCATAGATCAGTGCAGAGCAAGTGCCAGACGTTGTACCCTTCGTGAGATCGGAAGGAACAAGGTTCGTCGAGGCAATGCCGTAACCGAGAAGCGTATTCATCTCACCAAGGATGAAGTTGCCTTCAACACCAGACGACTGCTTGGCAGTTGTGCGGAGTTTTGCGGTAACCTTCGGGTTGGTGAGGTAGGACAATGCACCCGTGTTTGCGTTGGCAATATCCACAGCACGTTGAAGATTATTAACCATCGCCCAAGTAGGAGCACCACCGTTTGTACCGATTGCAACTGCACCGATGCCGCTTGTGCCAAGAATACCCGTTGGCTCATTTGCACCACCACCTTCGATAGCAACGTCATCAATCTTAGCTGCGATCTGGTTGATGATGTCATTACGGAGTACCATTTCGACCGATGGGTCGGACTGGATGATCATCCGGCGTGAAATATCAACATAACCAGCGACAGTCTTAGGCGACATCGTAAGCTGACCGAAAACAGGAGCACCTTCAGTTGGTGCAGATGTTTCAGCAACAAACGCAACAGTCGTCTTCGTGGCAAGTTTTGGAATCGCAACATTACCCTGAAGGCCAGTCAGCATTGTTGCACCGAGGCCAGCAGTGACAATGGTGTCACGGAGAGCATCAATGAAAAGATCACCACGCTGATCAGTACCGATCATGTAGCCGCCCTTCGATGTGCCTGTGCCTGTGCCAGAAATGACATCACGCTTTGACCAAGACATATCAGATGGAACGTAGAAGCCGCGAGCAGTACGACCAAGACGCTTTCCGATTTCGTCGGACAGTTCACGCTCGAAACCAGCCTCAGACCAGTCCTGACGAGCAGATGCACTGATTGCACGCATAAGCGAATAAGAAGAACGCTCACGCTTATTCATTCCGACTTCATGCGAGCCATTGCCAAGTGCTGTACTGCCGAAAGATTCGATCAATTCACCACGGAACTGCTCAAGCGACAGACCACGAGCGATTGCCTTTTCAGCAATGTCACGCTTGTTGAGACGAGCACCTGTCTCAATGATTTCTGCATTCTGCTTAACGATAGCCGAACGCATTTCGTCATGATTTACTTCACTCATTTTAATCTCCTGAATTGGGGTTGAGATAATTTCAATAGACCGACCAACACCAACAGACGAGTCTGCTGGCAGTGATACAATAGAGGCTTCGATTGGAGTCCATTTGTTAACGCGAAAGACCGTCCCGTCTCCCCCATCTTCACGAACCATTTTGT